TGACAACTCTTCCATGAGTTCACGATGTTCAAGGAACATATCAACAGTCTCATCAAGAGTCTTTAATAGTTCCTTGTTTCGTATTACTATCTCAGTCATTTTTAGAAGGAACCCATGTGTGGTCTCTAGCTTTACTTTGTTGTCTAATGTACCCCAAACAATCTTGGAGTAAAAAACACATTACTTCTTTATGTAGTGGTAGAAGAGCTTCAGCTACTATAACTGGTTTGTGTTTTTTTATGGTCTCTAGTGCGCCAAAGATGACTAGAGGTTCCATACATTCCACGTCTATTTTGATTAAGTCAACCCTATCAAATTCATAATCATCAAGTTTCTTTACTTCTAACTCCATGTACTTTTTATGTTCGATATGATTATGATCATCTTCAAATTTACGAATCCATTCTCCATTAAAATTGTCCGCCAATATACCGTCTTCCAATAAAACTCTAGACCTACCGCCAGTTTTCTTGTGTTGATATCTAACTTTACGATTCGTTTCACCCAAACCGACATTGTGTATAATTACATTGTCACAATCTTCCAAGTTTTTCTGCAACGGTTCTATGAACTCTGGATTAATCTCAAAAGCGTGAACAGTCTCAAACTCCTTAGCGAGACCGTGGGATACAGCACCATAACACGCACCAATGTCGAGCGCTACTTTTTTTTCCTTCACATACTGATGAAGATACGGAATAAGATAATCTTGATAGTCACCCTTTTCTTTAGACCATGTTTTATACCATTTATCCCTTTCGTCATCATGTACCCACCAACCGTTTTTATTTTTCATCTATTCCTCAAGTGCTTTGACTACATCTGGAAAGTGTTGTCCAATTATCTCCCAACATTGTTCAGCAACTTCCATATGCTCTTTCTGCGTACCATTACCCATTCTCAGATCACAATAATGAATCCACGATCGTAATGACCCTGCCATATACAGAGTCGTTTCAGTGTTACCTTCTGGTAATACCGCACGTGCCTGTTCCTTTGCGATACCATTATCCAACGCCCATTTATATACTTCTTTGGACTTGTTGATAACCTCACGTTGTTTCATACTCCAATTTTCAACCAGAGCATTCTTACTGGTCTTCGCACCTTCACTACCCACACCATAATCTCCATGAATCTCGATAGAGTTCTGTCGATTCTTAGGGTCTTGGAGTCGTGCCATACGAGAACTGAAACGTTCACTCTCCGCATATCGTTGACTGAACTCTTGAAATGAGAACGAGCGGTGACGAATAATCTGACGAGAGATATCACGTGTGGTCGTTATCTCCAGAGTCATGTGTACCATCTCCAGAGGTGACCAATGGTTCTCTTTAATAAGGTATCGAACCAACTTACCCGCTGTAGTCTTATTACTTTGGTTGGCGGGATTACTCACACGAGCCGCATATGCGACTAGTTCTTCGGCAGTATGACAATCTGTATGTGCATCTGGTTTACTCAGACACACTAGTTTTACATTACTCATTATACACTATATTCCTTATCTAAAATTTGTTGAGATGCCCTTACCCAAACATCGACAGCACGAGTAGCAGTCTTATCAGAAAAGTTATCTACAACCCATTGAGCAACATTCTTACTCTTACCATGAGGACATAGTGTCCAAGTTAAATCTTCTTTACTCATACTCATCTTCATCTTCCTCAACATCATATGTAGTTATCTTTATACTATCAATTATCTTTTCGATTTCTTGATTAGTAATCTCTGCGTTATGTTCGTCTCGCAGATACTTCATCACCACTCTAGCGGTAGTCTTACTTCCAACTTCGATTCCTTCGTCACGACCTTCGTCAAAACCATCTGCAAAAGACATCACCCTACTTACCCAGTAAGTCACAAACATTAATGCGGTGGTTGTTACAGGCCATCCCCAGTGTAATTCCATTTGTCCTTCCTATAGTTTGAAGTTATTAAACTTTTCTGAATTTATTCTCTGACCAGATGTTGTATTGTCAAACACTGGTTTATCATCCCATCCCTTATCAGGGTCAGCACTAGGAATCATCTCCTCGTCATCATCATCGGTCAGTCGCATCTTACTGCGGTCAACCTTAACAGTGAATCGTTGATTACTAGTCGGGTCATTGTAACGATTCTTCAACTGTTTAACCATGATCTTACCAAGGTTATTTAGTTCATCATTACTGATCAATGCAAACATAAGGTCAGCGGTAGCGGGTAGACCAAACGACTCGGACGTGTCTTCAAGACCAACATCATCATTACCATAACCACCACGAGTAGTCTGGGTCGCAGACATAATGGGTACATTGAACTCAACTGCCAGACCACGTAACTCTTCCGCAATACTCTTGATGTAAGAATAAGAGTTGATTGCACCACCCATACCTTTCATACGAGACGAGGCACAGATATTCAGATAATCAATGAAGATAATCTCAGGTACAAAGTTCTTCTTGAGTTTCAGTTCATTCAACAATGCACGAAAATGTGCGGTGTTTGCCTGTCCAGTCGGATACTCTTTGATGATCAGTTTACCTTGGGTCTTCGCAGCAATCTGTTGAACCTTGTCGGTGAACATATCCTTAGATAGATTCTCCAACTGATCAATCGGAACATTCAGTAGGTTCGCATCAATACGTTCTGCGATACGTTCCTCTGCCATCTCCATAGTGATGTATAACGCATTCCGTCCTTGACTTAATGCACTGGCAGCGACATGGCACATAAACAAAGACTTACCGACACCAGTACCAGCAAGCGCAATATTGAGTGTCTTGTTTGGAAGACCGCCTTTCGTAATTTGATTAAAGTAATCAAGGTCAAATGGTATCCTCTCTTCTTGTTCGTGGTAAAAGTCATAACGACCATCTACATTTTCTAGATAGTCATGACCAATGTTAGTGTCAAACGAAACACCCAATGCCTTAGATAGGACATCAGGGATTGCGTTCTTCTGCATGGTTGCGTGTTTACCATCAATGATAGAGATAGACTCCATCACTGCATTGAATACCGCACGGTCTTGACACCACTTCTCGGTACGTTCAATTAACCACTCAAGGTTTTCTGGTTCGGGACTGAACAGATCAGGGAGAAGTTCGACACCCATACGGTAATCGTCATCTCCCATAGTGTTATGTTCATCCATCTCAATCTTGAATGCTTCAAGAGATGGAAGTTTGTTGTACTTTGCAACGAACTTGGTTACTTCTTTGAATAGACCCTTGTAAGCACCTTGGAAGTAATCTGGTGACAGAAACGCACCGACCTTCCGCATATACTCATCATTGGTCAGTAAGTTCCTCAGTATCGTCTGTTCCAGATTGATATTCATCTTCTTCTAACTCCTCATCAATTTCATCATATATTTCTTCTGTAGCAAGAATCTCACCAGTCTTCTGGTCTTGTGCGACCATCGTTCCCTCTGAGATTGACATTTCTATTACTGTGTGTAGTATTCTACCAACAAAGTCTTGAAATGTCAAGTCTTCTTTTGATAAATCATCATCAGGAGTAGAAACAATTTCAAAGTTGAAAGAGATTTGTCCATCCTCGTCATCATCTCCCTCAGTACCAACAAACTGAATTGCCCCGAATCTAATTACAGTTTCGGGGAACTCTTCAAGAATGCGAACATCCCATCCATGACCTTCTTCGGATGGGATGATCTCGAAATGAATATCTTCACATAGTTGTGATTCAATCTCATTCTGCATTGGCGATTTCATCCATGTCTACTTTCTGCGCCAACCCGATAGAATACTGGGACTTGATGAAGTCTTTGAAGTCTGTTTCTGCGAAGACTGGTTCCCAGAACTCTTTCTGAAGAGTGTCCTTCTCTCGAACTTTTGGTTGCACCAGTTCACCAGTATTACGATCGACACGACAATACCAACCATTAGAAGGCTTAGCGACATAACCACCAGCGAGAGCAACGTCCAACAGACCGCTATAAGGGGCGATACCACCTTCCCAAGTAACCGTGATAGGGATTTTAGATTTCTCTTTAACATATCTTGACTTATCCACGTTGATGATAAAACGATAACCCTTGATTTCAGTTCCGACTTTATCCTGTTGTCTTCCAAGAATCCAGATGTTATCTGCACTGTAGTAAATACCAGTACCACCACCTACGATGTCTTTAGGAAAGAGACCAATCTCTTTATAAGTGTGGTTGACGGCAAGCATAGGGATGTTTTTCATAGTCAGATACGGAGTACACATTCTGAACAACCCTTTAAGCGCTTTAGCACGGGACATATCTGCCACCGACTTCTCGTTAATCGCATCGTCAAGTTCTTTCTTGGATGCAAGATTACCAATAGAATCAATGACGATGATAACGTCATCATTCCTGTCGATATTCTCAAGTTGACCGATTAAGTCAAATTTGAGTTCCTCGACATTGGCGATGGGCGTGTGTAACACCCTGCTGGTGTCTACCCCGAACTGCTCAAAGTAAGATTGGGGACTACCAAACTCACTATCATAAAAAAGCAGTACTGCATCCTTCTTTGCCCTCAAGTACGCACCCGCCATAAGCAGTGCGAACGAAGTCTTAAAGTGCTTAGAAGGCCCTGCAAGGACTGTAAGTCCAGGCGTGACACCACCGTCAATACTTCCTGCCAACGCAACGTTCACCATTGGAACATCGGTCGGCACCATATCTTTCTCTGTGAAGAATTTACTCTCCGACAACACTTCCGTTGTCTTGATCTTGCTGTTCTTCTTCAGTTTGTCCATTATACTTGACATTATTTAATTCCTCACGTTCATCTAGTTCGTATTGTTTTCTGTAATCATTGTTTATATTAACACACTTTTCAATTAATGTCAAGTCTGGGTCAAAGTGCATGAATGCGCTTAAGTCTTTAGGGAAACACGCACCACCAAACCCACGTTTACCATCATAGCCAGGAACTTTTGTATGGGAATTTCCTATACGAGAGTCTTTACCGATTGCTTTGACAATAGTTGGATAGTTACATCGAAATTTATCAATTGCATCATACAGTTGATTGAAGAATGTAACTTTAGTTGCGAGAAACGCATTTACGCCATACTTGACAAATGAAGCTTCAGGGCCACTCATAAACACATACTCTTCTGAATGACATAGACTATAAACATCATACAACTGTGCGAGAGCACGACAAGCGTCAGGATGACCACCAATAATATGGTAAGGTGCGTTTACAAACTGTTCTTTCGCATTCGATTCAGTCAAAAACTCAGGATTAAAAGTCAAACGTTTATGATCATCTTCAAAGATTGAAGTCGTGATTCGTTCAACTATATGTGGTGGGACTGTTGATTTAACATTTACACCACCCTTGGTATGTTCCAATAGTTGTAAAACAGCATCTTCTACCATAGAGGCTTCAACATTTCCATCTTCACCCATCGGTGTCGGAACACAGACAAATGATACATGGGGTTCCCAATCAATTAAGTCAGCGAGAGTGGTATTATATTTCGGGTCTACATAAAATTTCTCGATTTCTGGATGAGTAAATGCATAGTCAATTGCACCACCAACAAAACCATGACCTACAATACCTATCTTCAACTTTCTAAAATTACCTGTTAGTGGGTCTTGGTTGAGGTCACTTTCATCCATAAGTTTTTCAAGTTCTCCAACATCTCCACCTATTTTTTTATCAAGTGCATCACTTTCTGTACTCATTATTTTACTCCGTAATAATCTTTGAACCATCTCACAAAGGCAGATACCCCTTGTTCGATATTTACTTTAGGTTTATAACCTAACTGTCTTAACTTAGATGTGTCACTCCAAGTCTCTAGAGTATCCGCTGGATGTCTAGGTGCAAGAAGTATATCTGGTTCCACATCAAGCTCTTTACTTATACAATCGATAAAGTGCATCAACTCTACCTGTTTACCTCTACCGATATTGAATATCTCATTTGGTTCAATATCAGAGAACAGTGCGATTTTGATACCTTCTACAATATCACCGATATAGGTGAAGTCTCTTTTCATATCACCATAGTTGAACGCCTCGATCGGAGCGCCACGTTTTAGTTTATCGGTAAATTGATATAGTGCCATGTCAGGTCTTCCCCATGGCCCATAGACAGTAAAGAATCTCAGTCCTACATTATTCAGACCAGAGATTTTGAACTGACATTCGTTACAGTACTTGGTATATGCATATGGGTTCAACTGGTGACCAGTAACCTCATCTTCTGTCCAACCAGTCTTGGGGATAGGTGTCCCACCATAGACCGAACTGGTAGATGCGTAGACAACCTTTGCGACCTTATACATCTTACACACTTGAATAAGGTTCTGTGTTGCAATAATATTGTCTTGATGATACAGTTGTTCATTACCAACCGAATCACGTACACCAGCACGTGCAGCAAGGTGGATGACGATATCGGGTTCTTCTTTGTTGAACACCGCATCCAAATCATCAAAGTCTTTTAGATCACAAGGAATAACCCTATGACCAAAGTGTTCAACCCTGTCGTATTTTACTGCTGGGTCATAATAGTTATTATAGTTGTCAATACCAACAACCTCAAAACCATCATCCAACAAATTGTCTGCAAGATGCGAACCGATGAAACCAGCCGCACCAGTAATTAAAATTTTCATACTCACTCCGTAATTAGTCCTGTATTATATAGACTTTGATTAACCATTGCGGTAGATATACTCCAACGCACGATCAGCTTCCTTATCTAAGGGACGATTCTTGTACCAGTTACCAGTCTCGATATCCAACTCCGAACACATCTGTGCAATCTGAATAGCAGAGATAGGATAACCTCTCTTGTACGCATTACCCGCAGTTGCAATCATTATGGAATACATCTTACTGTACCAACCAGTCTCACTGATAGTCTGGTATTCCACTGCCATTCGTTTAGGAAAGAATGGACAATCACGATAAGATGTCCAAGACACATCGGTCATCTCCAGCGCATCTTTGCGATGTTGAATCACTGCTTGTTGTAATTCTGGGGGCAGTCTCTCCATGAAAGTCTTACCCGAAGATTCTACATATGCGTGTTTATTCATCAACATATCAGGGTCAAGATGCACACCCTCGTTGGTGAATATGAAACTGTACGCATCTGGATACTGTGCTGGAACATAGTACATACGTGACAAGTCTTTGGTCTGTTTATCTCCAAGACCATCAAACTGTTTGTTCATGGCAAACCAGAAGTGCGGTAAGTCTTTGGTGTGTACCTGTCGGGTCAGAGGGAATACCAGTCGAAACTTAGGTTTCTCTTCTCTGGACGATGCGGTATTGTAACACACATAGTGAAAACTACCGAACGCTTCGTGTAACTGTTCCTTTAGGCAGTCAACAGGACTACGAGAGGAATCACTACGTACATCGTAATCATCAACATCAAGACAAGCCCAACCACCCCATAGATCAACATTTTTATTACTTCTCGTAGTGTTGGGAAAATAACGAGCAGGACTAATAAGCACAGAAGAATCTCTACCACCCTTTTTACCCTCCTTTTCGGATAACTCATATAATAACTTCTCAAACTCATTCCACGAATCAAGCACCATTCCCCGATGGGTCTGGTTGTCGAACGTGTTCTTGAATATAGTAAGTGAATATTTCATTGTGTTATAATACCACAGTTATCAAATAAAGTCAAGTATTTGATATGCTTTTAATTTGTTTATTGTTGTTCTCTCTTTATGAGTACAAGTGTAGTCCCATTCACCAAGAAATTTCAGTCTATCACCAAAAAAATCTATACCCATCTGGACTCTACTTTGTTCACAATTGTCCATCATTATATAAGGGATTCTCAAGTCTATCGCAAGCATTATATCTTGTCTGACGGGTTGCACATCATGACTACCATCAATAAAACAAAAGTCCTTACCACCCCACTGATAAACGACATCATGTATGGCAGGACTCGTGATAGGGTACACTTTAACATTTCTGTATTTTGACTCGACCGAGTTTACTGTCTGTCTGAACTTTGGGTGATTAGGACAACAAGAAATTATGTCAGTGTCGGGTAGATGATGCGCCCAATACGATGTTGAGTGACCAGCATAATAACCAATCTCCAACATACGTCTAGGATTTATTTTGTCCCTAACCCACCGCATCGCTTCAAAAACTTCTTCGGTTGCAGGCAAATATCCCCAACCAGTAGTGTTATCAAAATCCAAATGACTCCAACGATTATCCAAAGAAGTCCTCCAATGATGCCTGTGGTTCGGCAGTCCACCCCACAGCATCAAGTATGGGTTCTAGTGGGCCAAGGAATGTCTTAGAGAACATCTTGTCATAGTCGATGTACTTCTCCAGTTGCAACTCACGAGGCAAGTTCTGTGGATACGAGATCACATTCTCCTTGATAGGATTAGGTGTCTTGAGATAGACGAACTTGATCTTCTCACCATTCTTGATCGACTCGTGTCGCATACCCTTGGTATGTTTGTTGTACAGTAACGCACCCCGAACATGGATAGGACACGCCTTCTTATAGATGGTCTTGCGGTCTGCCCACTTCTTGATGTCACTCACCCCACGAGGGAATGATACATCCTCTGCGGGCAGACTGGTAAACTCATTACGAAAGTCACGAATATATCCTTGGGTTTCATTCTCGGTTCCATTGATGATAACACCAAAGATTTCTTTGAACTTCTTACGCACAACCTGTGGAGTACTAGACTTGACCGCCTCGATACCCATCATCTTGAGTTTGGGTTCTGCGTACTGGACACCCTCGTTGTTATGTACGTTTAGAATGTAACGTTTCTTGGCAACCCAGATACCACGATCTGCAATCACCTCACGACCCATCTCCATACGATTCACATATGCATTGGTATAGTCTGCAAGGTCTTTATATGCATTGGTCAGTACAGGTTCGAAGTGTTCAGAACAAATCTTGTCAAGGAACTTAACAGGGTCTTTGGGTTTGAACTGATCAACCAACTTACTCATACGCATATAGACCGAGTCAGTATCAATCGCAATCACATAGTCCTCATCAGTATTGAGAAGTTTGTTCATCTCTTGGTTAACCGCACGTTCTGCCCACTTGATAGACAACTGACCCGCCAGAGTGATAGACTCCGCAACACGTTGGTCAAAGTATCTGAACCATCGATTACCCAATGCACCATAGAGACTGTTCATAAGAATCTTGATCGACATCTGTTGGTTGTCTAGGGTCGCAATCTTGTTGGACAGTGTCTTGGTCGGAGTCTGTTCAAACTCTTGTTGTGCATCCAACATCGCACGTTTTATCGCTTTACGTTCCGCATAGTACTTGCGAATAACCTCTGGAATGATACCCTCTTTCTCTTTGGTGAATCGAACACCAGATGGTGCGACCGAGTAATTACCAGAGGTGTTGGTAACCTTAGCGAGCATACGTTCCACATCAGTATCAACCAGACCATCTACCACAGTTTCGGGTGACATATTGTACTGAACAATAATCATAGGATACAGGGAGTTCAAGTCAAAGGATGTTACCCAGTCATGAGAACCGACTTGAGGTTCTTTTACATAACCACCCGCAAAGTCGCCTTTAGGTTTCTCGGTCTTGGATGGTACTGCAATCTTCTGGAGGTTTAGAATACGATAGATGATGGTATCCCAGATAGTAGTCGTACCGAACACTTCTTCATAGTTCACACCACCACGATACGCCATAGTCATCGCAAGAGTAATCAGTCCGAGTTTCTCTTCCAGTAGGTCAACCAGTTCAACATCACGAATGTTATAGTCAATGAACTTCTGGTGGTCTTCCTTGTACAGTGTGTGAAGAGAACCATGTTCTTCGTAGGACAGTTTGCGTTCACCCAGAACTACGTGGGCGATATGGTCTAGTCGATAGGATTCTTGTTGACCAAGAGTATTGTAAGTAAACTTCTGAAACAGATCATAGTAATCCAACTGTGCAATACCCATGATGTCATAGGTCTCTACGTCTTTATGTCCCATCTTACCACGTACAGTACGTGAGGACACAACACCCCATGGCGAGTATCTCTTGGTAGACTCTTCTCCGATTACCTTTCTTGTTCTGTTAACAAGATATGGAATATCGAATCCCTTGGTGTTCCAACCAGTGACGATATCGGGTGACCCATGATTCTGCCAGTAGTCTATGAACTGATCTAGTAGTTGGAGTTCAGTGTCGCATTTCGTGTAGATTGCGTTCTCAGGTGGGTCATAGTCACCCAGACCCCACACACGAAAGAAGTCTTCTTTACTGGATTTGGTACATATTGAGATAACTGGATAGTCTGCTTTGTCTGGTTCGGGGAATCCTTCATCGGAGGCAACCTCAATATCGATGGTGGTGATTACAGGTAGTTCACGATCAAACTTAATGTCTCTCGGAAACTTCTCTGCAATAAATTGTGAGATGAAATTGTTTTGTCCATAGACTTTGAAGTTGTCTACGTGTTGATATCTTTTACTGAACTCTGTCGCTTCACGCATAGTCTCAAACTGTAAAGGTTCGACTGATCGACCTTCCAGTGTCTTCCACTCACTATTCTTATTACGTGCATTCACGTACATAGTGGGTTTGAATGAGATGCGTTTCTTTACTCGTTGTCCGCCCGAGTATCCTCGATATAAGAGGGTTGAACCATATCGGTCAATTGATGTATAAAAATCCATAAGGTCTCCGTAGTCATATGTTACACATTATACAGGATGGAGAACTAAATGTCAAGGGATAACTTTGAAATCGTTTCCACCATTTCTCAACCAAGGTTTTTTGGTCATGCCATTATGTTCTTGGGTGACACCCAAAGACTTAGATATCACTTGGGTAGACGCTCTTGTGAAGTCGCAGTTAGTGCCATGAAAGTTGTAAGTCTCGTACAGTTCCTTCGAAGTCCTACCAACAGACACACATTCAGAATTAGGATGATGTGTCATCCAATTGTGACGTTTGTCGGTTTTATTATTAGACAAGTAAGTCTTTACCAGTCTCTCGGTACAACCATAAGGCCCACCATTGAGAGGAAATCCTTGATTCAATAATAAGTCATTCATATATATTGCACATTTACGAGAAAATGAATAACACGACATAAACAATCCAAGGTTCGCCCAATCAAGTCCATGTTCCATAGCGAAATCAAACTGACGTTTGAACTCCTCAACATCTTCCAGATACGAATCGTGTTCCATAACAAAGAATCTAGACTTACTCTCTGCACGTTTCTTGATTAACTGCCAATGGGTTATATCACCCGCCCGTTCTGACTTAGTACTCTCTTTACCCTTCTGCATTTTCTGGAGTAAGGTCTGAAAGTTGTAGAGGGGTTCTAGTTCTGATATAGTATCGGGAGTATAACACTGAATGACTTCAATGTCAAGAAGGGATTGTTTTGACCATGATTCCAGTGCAATCTCTGTATACTTCACAGAAGTCGGATTGTTCAGGTCTGCTATCATGTATGCTTTCATATAATCTCAAGTGATGGGGGAAGTTTCCCTCCCCCACCTCAGTTAACTAGAGTAAGGGGTGTAAAGCAATCATCATCAGTCCTACGCTGATAATCGCTAACCCGAACTCCATTTTGGTGTCGGTTTTCATGTATGTTTCCTCGAAAAATTTATGAAATTTTAATTTTACGAGGCTGCTTCTCTTGTGGGATTTCTAACTTCAACGTAACTGCAAGGATACCGTCTTTGAGTGAAGCACCAGATACTAGGACATACTCCGAAAGTCTGAACTGTCTCCTAAAGGCCTTGGTGGATATACCACGATGTATTACTTCTCGGTCTCTAGACTCATGTGAACCACTAATGGTCAATGAGCGTTCTTTCTGTTCTACATTTAGTTCATCTTCTTTGAATCCCGCAACTGCGACCTCAATTAAGAACTCATCCTCCGTTAACTTCACTATGTTGTGAGGCGGATAATGGTCATTGGCGTGTTTAGTTGCGTATTCCAGTTCATTGAACAAATGGTCGAAACCAATAAATGCGGAACGTGGGAATAGATTTTTACCTACTTTTAGATTTGTCATGTCGCTTTATCTCCTATATTAATTTAGCAAGATGAATAGGAACCCGACCATTCGGCATTCCTATGTTTGTCACTACTCTCGATTGATTTCGTGACACTACTATATATAACATTTTTAACTTATAAAGTCAAGTTTTTTATATAAATGTAGATGGGTCACAGTCAGCGTCACTCTCAAAACCAAATGAGAATGTGACTCGTGATACTGAGGGTTGTATGTGATGCCACGTCCCTCTTGGAATATATACAGAATCTCCTGGCCGCAGAATACGAGTTTCGTCTGCATCGGATGGTTCTTCGGTATAACCGATAGTGAATTTAATCTCTCCGATTACTTGTACTATGAACACATCCATAGTGTCTTTATGTCTCGGATAAGAACCAGATTCTTTTCCAATTCCAACAAATGCAATATTCGTGGCATTGGGATGACCCTTGTCATACTCGTCATTAAATTTCTTTGGGGCTGGGTCTACAAAGAAGTCCTTTATCTCTTTAACAATATCCTTTGCGAATCTGGGCGCCATTCCCCTTTCATGCATCATTTTCAGACCCAATCTATTCTTGTCCCTATTCCAATCAAGCATATCTTGAGGATGAGTATCGACCACCCGCAGTGCATCCTCCCACTTCCAACTAACATCTTGTTTCGGGCCCCACCAATACTTCTTCGCACGAATCTCTTCGATATGTTCAGAAAAACCAGCTGGTTTCTTCATTCAACTATACCTAGTTTCTTTCCTATGGTGTTATCTAACTTCTTCATAGGAATGACATCTTGAGACAACTCAAGTGCCTTTTGTTTGGGACTGCGATTGAAAGTATTGCGAAACCAGATGTCTACTTGGTCTGCAATATCGACCAACTTACGAAACAGTTTACCCTTAAAACGATATACTGCTCTCATTAGAACAACTCCTTCTCGGTCATTACTTCGAATGTCATATGGTTCTCTTTGGCGAACTTTCTCGCTTGTTTCCACTTGACCTTGTTGATCTTCCACTTCTTTTGATAATGAGGTTTTATCTCTATGATCTTTCTCTGAATTTCTCCAGTATGATCAACCATCTCAATCCAGAAGTCAGGATAGTAGGTGCGGTTCTTACCCTCGAACACATAGGGGATTTTATACTCTTCACTTGACCATTGTAATATCTGATCTTTCTTATCACAATACACCATCAGTAGTCGTTCCCAACTACTGCGGTATATTATCTTTTTGACATTGCCAGAGTACTTCTCTGGATTCTTGGGGGTGAACTTACCCTTGAAGTTATTATACATTAGTAATCCGAACGTTCTTTCCTACGAAAACGATAGTCAATCCAGACCTTACCCCAGTATAATCCACCCAACCAAACACTGAATAACAATCCATCGGTGTAACTCAGACTATTCCAAACACTTGCAAAGTCCATTCTAGTCTCCTACAGATTCTATATCAACTGGGCCAATAACGTAGGTGCGGTAGTCAACATCTTCGTAATCTCTTTCTCGGAAGAAGTCATCAGGAAAGTTGTCGTGTTCGTAAAGGTCGTCAAGGAACTTCTCCTCCTCTTCGGCACCAAACCCTTCGAACTCATAGTCAATACCACAACCATCATACGACTCTTGGAACTCAACATCCTCGAAAGATTCAAACTCAAAGATTTCGTCATCATCTAGATATCCAGCACTCATCAGGTCTTCGACTTCATCTTCGTTTGTTGGTCGAATGATATATGAACCATTCCGCATCGTTTCTGCCTGTGTTACAGAAAGATAATCATTATCCTCGAAACTGCCTTTTGCCCATGTACACTCCTCAATAAAAGACTTCTTATTTGAAGCGGACACTAGATACTCACCACCTATCACTATACTCATAATTTACTCCTACTTGTTTCCAATATTATATTTGGGACATAACTCCCACTCATCTTTCTCTTTGAATCCGATAATCTTAATTTGTCGTAGTGGAGCACACTCTACTGCGACTTCCTTATTTTGAATCTCTACTAGACCCCAGTCAGCAAGAAGTGTCGCAATGGTATTACGTCTTTCTATATCTGATTGTTCTAGGTTTGCTTTCTTGCCGTCAAGTATAAACAACTCCTTAAAATGAACGACATAGTATCGTCCCTGTTTATGGAGGATGTGACAGGACTGAAACAGTTTATTTTCTTTGCGTGAGGCAACCCCAATTCTTGTTAGAGTTTCACGCACTTTGAGGAAGTCATCAGGTTCTGCCAGAGTTATCTCTAGCATACTCAAGGGACTCCATGAGACTAAGTTACTTTCTTCCACCTTTGTTCACCTTTTCTTTTATTTGTTTAATTTGAGAAGGTGATAAGAGGGATAGTATTTGACGTGCCTTTTCATTACTATATCCATAATATTCTTTCACCGACTCAAGGTCATGTTCTAATTCAGGTTTTACCCATTTAGAGAAACGTTTCCGTTTCCTAATGATATTTATAAGAAACGAGAATTGTAGACGTGAGTCTAGGTGGTGAAATTTGTTCATCTCATTAACAATAACTACCGTGTCGGGAAAGTATGATAATGATCGGTTTACCATAAAAGGTGCATATGCTTTCTCGTCATCACGAGTCACCATAATATCTTTCTTGGAATAGTTAATCGCATTTACATAATCAAAAGGGTTCATCAGGGAAATAGTCTCCGTTTCCAAGGTAAGTCAATAGGGTCTTCGTCTTCGGTAGTTTCCAACATTATACCGCACTTCTCAAGGAAAGTCAACCCCTCTTCACATTTGTAGTCGTGTCCATAGACGACTCTTTTGATTCCTGCTTGGTGAATGAGTTTTGCACAGTCGATACATGGGGCACACGTTGTATAGAGTGTTGCACCCTCCGCCGATTCATTTGACCTTGCAACCTTCGTAATTGCATTCGATTCCGCATGAAGTACTTCCTTCTTGGTTATAAGAAGAGGTGTGTCATCAGGACGATCAATCTCTTCTTCGCAGTTATTGTCCCATCCACTAGGCATACCATTATACCCAATGGAGATGATACGATTATCCTTTACGATAACCGCACCAACCTTCATCCTACGTGCAGACGATAGATTTGCATAGATCGTTGCGACCTCTAGATGGGCAGTAT